ATTGTATCAGGAGCATAGACCTGATGTATGTATGGTAGAGAAGAAAGCATCTGGTCAATCATTAATACAAGATATGCGTAGAGCTGGTATACCTGTACTAGAGTATCTACCTGATAGAGATAAAGTATCAAGAGTCTATGCGTCTACTCCTATGATGGAGTCTGGTAAAGTATGGCTACCTAAAAATAAAAAGTGGTCAGAAGATTTATTAGAAGAGATGTTACGTTTTCCAAATGCTGCACATGATGACCAAGTAGATGCTATGACTATGGCTATACACTATATGAAAGAGTCTTGGCACTTATCACATCCAGAAGATCCTGAGTGGTCTGATGAACCAAAAGAAAAGAAAGTTGCTTACTGGAGAGTTTAGTGCTATAATAAACAAATGTTATTCTTTTCATTAATCATTATTTATTGTTTATTGTTTGAGGTTTGTTTACATGGCAGATAAAAAAGGATTACGTTCTATAAGATATGGTACAGGTGATCAAACAGTACCTAAAAATAATATGACAATAGAAGATATTAAAAAAGCAGGGCTATTTGGTTTAGATTTAATATCACCAGCATATGATGTACAAGAATATAAACAAGGAGTAGAGCAAACTTTTAGTGGAGATCCTTATGGTATACCTAGAGCAGCAGCAGGTTTACTAGGTATGGTTGTTCCAGGATCTAAATATATAAGTCAAACAGCAAAAAAAGCTGCAAAGAAAATAACTCCTAAAAAATCTTACCCTGAACCTACTGATAAACAAAAACAAGATTTTTTAGATTATATAACAGATCCTAATGTTGGTAAATATTTAGAGAAACAAGCTTCTGATCCAAAAGTTTATCCAGCTCTTCCTATAGGAAAAGAATTTAAAGTTTATCATGGAACAAATAAACCATTTAAAGGTGAAGGTTTTAGAACTGGTACAGGAGTTTTGTTTACATCACCAGATCCAGTATTTGCTGATTCATTTATGAGAAGTTCTTTATATTCTGATAAAGGAAGTTATCTAAAAGGATCAAGAACATATCCATTAAGAATTAAAGAAAATGCAAATATATTTGATCCAACAAATGAAAAACAATTTAATGAACTTTTAAAAAATAAAAGATTTAAAGCTTGGGTAAAAAGAAATAATAAAGTATATAATGATGGTGCTCCAGATATAGGAGATGTACCTTTAACTGAGAAACAGTTTTTAAAATCAATTAAAGAAAATAAATTTTTTAATGATGGAGCAGCAAATTTTATTGAACAAGAAGATTTACATCCTATATTAAAAGATTTAGGTTATGATGGTTTTACTATGAGAGAATCAGGAAGTACAAATGTAGGATTATTTTTAAATGATAAAGGTACATCTCCTGTGTTAAAAACTTTAGATCAAAAAAAACAAGGGGGCTCAATAGAAAACTTTTTAAGGAGCTTAACATAATATAACTTGCATACTGAAGAACTTAGTGTTATAATATGTTTATCATTAATGTTTACGATCATAACGTAAACTATTATAGAGAGAGAAGTTATTTATGGGAAAATATAAAAAAGCAATAGAAATAGCAACAGGACAAAATGCAACTGTAAACAAATTAAAAAATTATATATTTGATTTTAAATTTAAAAGTCCTAATAGATATGAAGATGGTAAAAAAATTAGTAAATTAGAAAGTATGTCAACTACTGCAGAAATACAAGCACCTTCATTAAAAGAAGCTAAAAAATTATTAAGACAGAATAAAGATTACAAAAGAGATTATGATCGCTTTGAAAAATATGAGTTAAATTATGAAGCTAAACCTAGAATATCTTTTAGTAGTATAATAGAAAATGGAAAGGTTATTAAAGAATCTGCACAAAGAAAAGCATTTAATATTTTTAAGGAAAAAAATAAAAAAGAAGGTGGTAGAATAATGAATGATCCTAATAAAAATTATAATGCACAGAGGACAATATAATGGCAACAGAACGAAATCCATTTGAACAAATACCAGAAGAAATTTCTAACATAATAGATATGCCACAACAAGAAGTAATGGAAGAAGGTCCTGCTTTTTATCCTGAAGAAGATGGTGGTATGACTGTAGACTTTACAGAATCAACAATAGAAATGGAAGCTGAAGAATCTATACAAGAATGGTATGGAGATATTACAGATAAACTAGATGATGCTGAACAAGAAGAAGTAGCATCTACTATAGTAGATAATTATACATCAGATAAAGAATCTCGCTCTGAGTGGGAAGCTATGTTTGAAAAAGGTTTTGATCTACTAGGATTAAAGATACAAGAAACATCAGAACCATTTGAAGGTGCGTGTACAGCAGTTCATCCAATGTTAATAGAATCTGCTGTTAAGTTTCAAGCAAAAGCTATACAAGAATTGTTTCCACCATCAGGTCCAGTAAAAGCACAGATAGTAGGAAAGTCTACTCCTGAAAGAGAAGACCAATCTAATCGTGTGCAAGACTTTATGAATTATCAAACAACAGAACAGATGCCTGAATACTTTGATGAGATGGAAAGAATGTTATTCCATTTACCATTAATAGGATCAGCCTTTAAGAAAGTATACTATGATGCTAATCTTAAAAGACCAGTATCTGAGTTTGTTCCTATTGATCAGTTCTATGTATCTTACTATGCATCTAATCTACGTAAAGCAGATAGATATACACATGTAATATATAGAAGTCCTGTTGATCTTGCAAGAGATATACGTACAGGTATCTATAGAGATATAGAGTTACCAGAAGCAACTAATCCAGAACCTACATCTTTTTCTTCTAAAATGGATACTATTATTGGTTTGTCTCCAACAGGAACAAATGATCCACAGTATACATTACTAGAACAACATTGTTATTTAGAAATAGAAGAAGACTATGCTCTTCCTTATATTGTTACAGTAGAAGAGCAGTCACAACAAATTTTAAGTATTCGTAGAAACTATAAGAAGGATGATAAGAATCAGGAGAAAGTGTCACACTTTGTTCATTATAGATTCGTGCCAGGCTTTAGTTTCTATGGATTTGGTCTCATGCACTTCTTAGGAAACTTAACTATGACTGCAACAGCAGCCATGAGAAGTCTAGTGGATGCAGGTCAATTCGCAAACCTACCAGGAGGATTCAAAGCAAAGGGTGTTAGAATTGTTGGTGACAATGATCCTATCAGTCCAGGTGAGTTTAAAGAAGTTGAAGCAACAGGGCAAGATCTTAACAAGGCTATAATCTCTCTCCCTTATAAAGAACCTTCCCAAACATTGTTTAATATGCTTGGCTTCATAACCTCTGCAGGTCAAAAGTTTGCTGATAGTACAGAACAAATTGTTTCTGATGCATCATCTTATGGACCTGTTGGTACTACTATGGCTTTACTAGAAGCATCAAGTAAGTTCTTCTCTGCTATTCACAAGAGATTACACAAATCTCAAAGAGATGAATTTAAAATACTTGCACAGATAAATTATGATTATCTTCCTTCTGAGTATCCATATGAAATACCTTTTGCAGAGAAGAATATCTTCAAGCAAGATTTTGATGGAAGAGTAGATATTATTCCAGTATCTGATCCTAACATTCCTTCAAATGCACATAGGATGATGCTTTCCCAGATGGCTTTACAAATGGCACAGCAATCACCTCCTGGTATGTTCAACCTTGAAGCACTTAATAGAACTATACTAAGTGCTGCTAATCTACCTAACTTAGAACAAATACTACCACCTAAACAAGAACCACAACAATTAGATCCTGTATCTGATATAATGGCTGCAACTAAAGGTATACCTATTGCAGCATTTCCAGGACAGAACCATGACTCACATATACAAGTTAAGATGATGTATCTACAAGATCCACAGAATGGTGCTAATCCTATTATGGCTAGATTAAAACCAATACTTGAATCTAATATACAAGAACATTCTGTATTAAAATACCAAGAGCAAATGAATGGTATGGCAAGAATGGCAATGGAACAACTACCACCAGAACAACAACAGAATCCTTCTGTAGCAGAATCAGCTATGGCTGCTGCAGCTCAACAAGTAATGAATGCTAATATGGCTGCAGGTCAAGCAGAGTCACCTGAACAACAAATGGTTGCATTAGAAACAGCAAAGGTAGAATTAGAGAAACAAAAACTACAAGCTACTATGGCTAAACATTCTGCAGACTCTGCATTAGATGCACAGAAACTAGAACTAGAAGAAGCTAAGTTAATGGTAGATGCAGGAAAAGAAGGTCAATCTGCTATAATGAAAAAAGAAAAAGGTGATCTTGATAGAGCAAGTAAAGAGACAATGAAGTCTTTAGATATAATGGCAAAGGCTGCATTAGCAGATCAGAAAGCTGAAATAGATATGGAAAAAATTCGTATGAGTGCTTTAGAAAAAGTTACTCAAATGGAGAATCTGGATGATAGACAAAGAAGTTTTAAACTTGTTGATGTCATGTCAGAATTATTAAAAGAAGAAATGAAAGGAGATGATCAATAATGCCAATAGGAAATAAAGCATATCCTGTTAAGAAAGGTGTTACTAATGGTTATCCTGAACATGTGAAAAATGGTGATGGTGGCATGTATGGCGACTTTACTAAAAGATCAGATGATGATGGAGCTGTAGGTATGACACCACAACAAGGTGTGCTAAATCAATATGATCCATTTAGCTGGAAATATCCAGCACCAACTAAAGGGAGAAGATAACATGTGGAAATCACCAGTCGTAAAAGAAGTATCTGTAGGACTAGAGATTAACTGCTATGCATGTGCAGAGATTTAATTTCTGAGTATGGATATATGGGATGAGGTTGTTAAAGAATATGATAATGAACTCACTAAACTAAGATTAACTGTCTCTAGTGGGCAAGCAGAAGACTTTGCTCACTATAGGCAACTCGTAGGACTTATTCAAGGAATTGAATGGTCTCGTAATAATTTAAAAAGCATAATACAAAAACGTATGTATGATGAAGAGGATGACTAATGCAACAGGCACATTTAGGTAACACTATAAAGAATGACATATGGATAACAGATGAAGAATATTTAGATACTCCAGATGTCCTCCCTGAACTTCCAGGTTTTCATGTACTCGTAAGACCTGTCTCAGTAAAAGAAAAAACTAAAGGTGGTATATTAATACCAAACTCAACAAAAGAAGATATGTCTTATTTAACAACTGTAGGAAAAGTTATTAAAATAGGTAATCTTGCTTATAATGATACAGATAAATTTCCTAAAGGACCTTGGTGTAAAGAAGGAGATTACATCTGTTACGCAAAACATGCTGGTCAAAAGATACAATATAAAGAAGTTAAAATGCTTTTATTGTATGATGATCAAGTAATAATGAAAGTAGAAGATCCTAAACATTTAGATCCTACATTTAATTTAAGTCACTAAGTTGCACTATAAATTTTTATAGTGTATAATAATAGAATATACAACGTAAGTCGTATGTCTCGTAAACAACGAAGGATGAATAATGGACAATGAAGAGTGGAATGAAGTTGATACAACAACTCCAGAAGAAGAAAAGAATAAAGTAGAATATGAAGTAGAAGGAGAAATAGAACAAGAAGAAAAAGCTATTCCTCTAGTACAAGCTGAAAAAGAAAAAGAAGAACCTAAAGTAGATGCACCACCAGAGCTTGAAGGTGTAGAAACTAAAGGAGCACAGAAAAGAATAAGGCAATTAGTTAAGCAACGTAAAGAAAGAGATGATCAACTTGCTCAACTAATACAACAAAATGAACAACTTAATAGTAGATTACAGAATACAGAACATCAGTTTAATACTGTAAATCAATTAAGTTTAAATGCAAGTGAAAAACAAATAACAGATAAGTTAGAACTTGCAAGAAATGCTTATAAGACTGCTCACGAAGAGGGTGATTCAACTAAGATATTACAAGCTCAAGAGTTTTTAAATGAAGCACAAAATGATTTAAAATCTTTAAGTGCTACAAAACAACAATTTGAACAAAAACCTGTACAACAACAACAAGCTGTACAACAACCACAGTATCAACCTCAACCTACTGCAGATCCAAAAGCAGAAGATTGGGCAAGTAAAAATGAATGGTTTGGTTCAGATCAAGTTATGACTGCAGCATCTTTAGCAATAGATGCACAGTTAAGAGAAGAAGGTTATAGTCCTGCAGATCAAGAGTATTATAATGAAGTAGATCGTAGGATAAAAGAAACATTTCCTCATAAGTTTGCAGCAGAAGCTGCTCCAGTTGAGGAAGTTCGTAGGCAGGGAAATGCGTCACAACCTGCTCAAGTAGTCGCTGGAGCATCTCGCAGCTCTCCAGGTTCTAGTAAGAAAGTTAAACTGTCTAAAGAAGATATTAGACTAGCTAACAAATGGAACGTACCACTTGAACAGTATGCTCAAGAAAAACTAAAGGCTGATAGAGCTGATGGTGAGTATACAACAATTAATATGCAGCGTGGAGGAAAATAAATGACACGAGTTAATAGTACACGTAATACTGATTTAAGAGAAAATAATGCTAGAGAAGAAGTTGAATACACATTTGAAGAACAAGATGCTCTTCATATTCCTGATGCAGTTTTAAAGCGTTTCGCCAACGAACGTATGACACTTGGATGGTTAAGAATGACCCTTAAAGGTGTAGATGACGTAAAACATTTAGGCAAGAAACTGCAAGAAGGATGGGTATTCGTTGATCTGGCTGAAGTTCCTGAAATGAGTGCAACATCTGTCGTGAGAGATGAAGGTAGATACGCAGGGGTAGTCTGTCGTGCTGACGTAGGATTAGCAAAAATCCCAACTGGTAAATACGAAGCAAGAAGTAAGTTTTATAGAGATAAAAGTAAAGCCATGAATAATGCGATTGAAGCACAACTTATGGGTAACAATAATTCTCGTATGCCTATTTCTAACAACAGTAAATCAAAAGTAGTAACAGGAAGACAGCCTAACTTTCAGGACTAATTCTTTTACTACATAATTAAGGAGAAAAAGAATGGCAGCAACTAATGCTCCTCGTGGTCTAGTACTTGCGAGAAAAAATGGTGCTGGTTCTAACTCTACTGGAATTACAACTATTAATTGGAATAATGCTCATTTAGCTCCAAGTGCAGGGATACCTAATAATTTATTTACAGGTGATCCATTGGCATTTGAGTCATCTACAGGTACTATTGTCGCAGCAGGTGCAGCTGTAGGCGTTAAGACTATGGGTGTTTTTCAAGGTTGCAGTTACGTTGATGGTTCAGGTGACCAACAATTTAGTAGACAATGGACTGGTGGAATAACAGCTACTGATGTAAAACTTCATGTAGCTTCAGATCCTAAACAAACATACTTTGTACAGATGGATGCAACAGTAACTTTCGCAGCTACTATTGCAGGCTATCCACATAATACTGCGTTTGTAGTAGGAACAGGCTCAACAAGAACAGGTCAAAGTGGCTATAGAGCAGATGCAGATGGTCAAACTGTATCTTTTTCAGCTATGAGAGTTATAGATAGAGCACCTTGGGATACTGGTGTAGCAGCTTCAGCTACTGCAACAGATGCTTTCCCTTGGTATGAAGTACGTCTAAACAATCATATTGATAATTTTGTAACCACAACATTGTTAATGGCATAAGGAAAGGAATAATTAAATGGCTATCAATAGAGCAAGTATTGCCAAAGAACTACTTCCTGGACTGAATGCAGTTTTTGGAATAGAGTATGGCAGCGTAGACGAAGAACATAAACCATTATACGAAATAGAAAACTCAGACAGAGCTTTTGAAGAAGAAGTACTCTTCACAGGTTTTGGTGGAGCACCAGTTAAGAATGAAGGTGCTGCTGTTGTTTATGATGATGCATCAGAAAGTTATACTTCAAGGTATACTAATGAAACTGTAGCATTAGCATTTGCAGTAACTGAAGAAGCTATGGAAGATAATCTATACGACACTTTTGCAAAACTAAGAGCAAAAGGATTAGCAAGAGCTATGGGAAGTACAAAACAGCAAAAAGCTGCTGACTTGTATAACAATGGCTTTACAACAAACCAAGGTGATGGTGTGCCAATGTTTAGTGCAGCCCATCCAGTTATAGGTGCAGGCACAGTAACCAATGTTACTGGTAATGCAGCTATATCAGAAGCAGCTATTGAAGCAGCAATCATTCAGATACAAAAAACTACTGATGATCGTGGCATATTAATTGGTGCATCTGGTGTTTCATTACACATACCTACAGATCTAATGTTTACAGCAGATCAACTATTAAATACTCCTGGTGCTACAACTTTATCAGCAGGTAATTTTAATTTAAATGATATAAATGCTGTTAGACATTTAGGTGTACTACCTGATGGATTCTATGTAAACAGGCGTTTTACTGACATTAACGCTTGGTTCATTAAAACAGATGTACCTAATGGTACTAAAATGTTTAATAGAACTCCACTACAAACAAAAATGGAACCAGATTTCGATACTGGCAATTTACGTTTCAAAGCACGTGAAAGATATTCTTTTGGTGTTTCTGATTGGCGTGGTTGGTTTGGTAACGCTGGAGCCTAATTACTAAATATATTGAGGAGAGTAGAAATATTCTCCTCTTTATATCATAAGGAAAATAAATGGCAAATAATTATACAAGTAAATTTTTTAGTGGAGCAACAAATGGTGTTATTGTAACAACTTCTGATATAACAAGAGTTACAGCAATACATGCAGCAGCAGTTACAGCAACAGGAACTTTTGCTCTTTCTGATTCTACTGGAGATAAAATAAAATTTCAAGTTCCTGCAAGTGGAACAGCAGATATTTATATAGGAGATATGGGTGTTAGATTTGATGGAACTGTTTCAGTTTCTGCACCTTCAGATGGAAGTTCAGTAACTTTAATATTAGGATAACTAAATGCCTAACTATTCTTATTTAAAAGATGACATTGTAAATACAATAGAGAATGATTCAAATGAGTTTGCTACGCAAATTCCTTTCTTTGTACAAAAAGCTGAAGATCGTATAATGAAAGAATTAGATGATGTAGCTTTAGATACATATTCCTCTGTTACTTTTACAGCAAACAATCCAGTAGTAAGTTTACCTGATGGTGCATTAGTTGTACGTAATGTAAACTTTACAACAAGTGCAACTGTATATGGTGAACCAACTGGTATTATTCCTTTGCTACAAAGAACATATGAATATGCAATAGACTATTGGAACAAACCTACATCTGTAGGAACTCCAAGATATTATGCACGTAAAACAAATACACAAATTTATATAGTACCTACACCTACTTCTACACTAGCAGGTGAAATACAATATACAAAACAACCTTTAGCTTTATCAAGTGCAACAGGTACAAGTGCAACAATTTCTAATTATTTTAGTGAAGATTGTTATAATGCTTTATTTAATGCTTGTATGGTAGAAGCTAATTATTTTATAAAAGATTTTCAAGTGGTTCAATCATGGGAAGCTAAGTATAAAAATTCAATAGATGGTTTACGTAATCAAGCAAGACGTACTAGAAGAGATGATATGCAATCTCCAGCAAGTCCTGCAGGTGGACCTACACCAGTTATACAAGGTGCTAACTAATGGCAAGTAAAAAGAAAAAGCGTTCTTTACTAAGTAAAGTATTTAATAATAAAATTATGAGAGGGTTAACTATTTATGAATTAAGTGATTTAATGGCTTCTCCTACTACAGAAGCTATGGGTAAATTATTAGGAATGCAAGAAGGTGGGCAGATAAAAGTAAAAAGAAAAAGTTCTAAGAAGAAACCTAGAGGGTGGGGAGCTGCTCGTTTTGGTAAGTAGATCTAATATTAAACAACAAATAACTAAACCTGGAGATATTAAAGTGAAGAAAAAAGTAATTAAGAAAAAAATGGGAGGAGGACTATCTCCTAATAAAGCAAAAGAATTAAATAATATTATGAATGCTTCACAAGGCATTGCAGAAAATTTACAAAAACAATCTATGGTAAGTAGAAAACGAGGTGGCATTATTGATGGTAATGATCTTGTATCTTCTTACTATGAATAAGGAGAATAATAATGGATAGAGAATTTATTGGTGGAACTCAAGGTAGATTTCCATCTAGTTTAAAAACTAAAGATTCTAGTGTAACAAGTGGCAAACCTACAGGACAAGGATTTGGTGCAGCTCGTACAGGACCTGCAGTTAAAGGACCTATAGATGCTGTTTGTGATCCAGATTATTCTCAAGGTGAACCTTTTGATATAGGTGGAGTTAAAACTTCTCCTGTATTTGGAGCAAAATAATGGGATTGTACACAAAAGTATTAAAAGAAGGAATAAAAAATAAAGATAAAATAAAAGAAATTATTAAAGGTTTACGTTCTAATAAAAAAGTAGTTGAGCAGACTAAAGATCAAATAAAAAAACTAACTAAAGAGAATACAAAAAAGAAAAAGTTTGCTGGTTTTAGTAATCCTAAAAAATTAAATAGTGCTAAAAAGAAATTAACAAAACTACAAGCTGCAGATAAGAAAAGAATTGCAACATTAAGAAAAGGTGGATATGCAGCAGCAGGTATAACTACAGGAGGTATTGCATTAAATTCTCTTTTAAAAGAAGTATTAAAAGATAAAGGAACTGCTTTACCTGTTAAAACTAAATCTTCATCAGTAACAATTAAAAAAGGTGATACTCTTTCTCAAATAGCTAAAGCTAATGGTACAACATTAAAAGCTTTAAAAGAAGCTAATCCTCAAATTAAAGATTTAAATAAAATAAGAATAGGTCAGAAGATTAATTTATCTGCTAAAGTTAAAGATAGAAAATCTGTATATCAAGGTATGTCTAAATCTGAAATGGCTGCTATAACTAAAAGAAAAAAAGGTGGCACTATGAAAGATCTTTCAGGTGATGGTAAAATTACTAAAAAAGATATTCTTATAGGTAGAGGAGTTATTAAAAAGAAACATGGTGGTCAAATAGGAGCACCTCGTGGAACAGGAGCTGCATTACGTGGGTATGGTAAAGGTTATAAGTAGTGCCTTTTAAGTCTGCTAAACAAAAAACTTATCTAGCTATTAATGAGCCAGATGTTTATAAAAAATTTAAAAAGGAAGAAAAAATGATGTATGCAAATAAGATGAGTAAAAAAATGTATGGAGGTAAAGTAGAAAAAAAAGCTATGGGTGGTAAAGTTACTAAAAGACCTATGGGTGGTAAAGTTTACAAAGTAGATAATTCAGGACAAATGATGGTACAAAGAATGTATGGAGGTAAAGTTAAAAATGAATATTAAATTAAAAGGATTACTCTCAAGATTTAAAGAACCCTCATCTTACTCTGCTATTGCAGCAGTATTAGCTATGTGTGGAGTTATAATACCAAGTGATTTATGGCAAAGTATTATTATGATTGGTTGTGGTATTTCAGGAGCTGCAGGATTCTTTATAAAAGAAAAAAAATAAAGACTAATGGCTGTTCGTAAAAAAAGTAATATGAAAGGTATGACCATAGGTGGTGGTCAGAAGAGACCTACTAAATCTGGTGCTGGGCTTACTGCAGCAGGTGTAGCTAAATATCGTAGACAAAATCCTGGTAGTAAATTAAAAACTGCTGTAACAGGTAAAGTAAAAAAAGGTAGTAAAGCTGCTAAAAGAAGAGCGAGTTACTGTGCAAGATCTGCAGGACAAATGAAGAAGTTTCCTAAAGCAGCAAAGAATCCTAACTCAAGATTAAGACAAGCGAGAAAGAGATGGAAATGTTAAAAAAACCTACTAATCCAGGACTAAAAAAATTACCAACTAAAGTTAGAAATAAAATGGGCTATGCTAAAGATGGTGGAGTAGTACAAAATAAGCTAAAAGAAATTACTGCTGCTTTAAATAAAGCATCAAAAATGCACGCAGCTCAAGCTAAAATTTTAGCTAATATAAGAAAAAAAATGAAATAATGGCAAAGCTTTGTCCAAAAGGTAAAGCTGCAGCTAAAAGAAAGTTTGATGTATATCCATCAGCTTATGCTAATATGTATGCATCAGCAGTATGTAGTGGCAAAGTAAAACCAGGTGGTAAAAAGAAAACAGTAAAGAAAGCTACAGGTGGTGGCTTACGTGATTGGGTAAAAGAAAAATGGGTAGATATAGGAGCACCTAAGAAAAATGGTAAGTATCAACCTTGTGGTAGAAAATCTACTAAAAGTTCTAAACGTAAGTATCCTAAATGTGTTCCAATAGCTAAAGCAAATAAAATGTCTACATCTCAAAAAACATCTGCAGTAAAAAGAAAAAGATCTAAAGCTCAAGGTGTAGGTGGTAAACCAACAAATGTAAAAACATTTGCTGCTAAGAGTGGTGGTTCACTTCTTGTAGCAGCATGTTATGATTAAGGATTAAAAATATGGCAACAAAATCAGTAAGCTCACCTAAAGGTTTTCATTGGATGAAAAAAGGTAAAGAGTTTAAGTTAATGAAGAATCCTTCTGCTGGTTATAAACCACATAAAGGAGCAACATTAAAAGCTGCTTTTACAATACAAAAAGTTCATAAAGGGTAGACTGAAATGGCAACATCAGGTACATATAATTTTAATTTAGATATAGATGAAGTAATTCAAGAAGCTACTGAAATGATTGGTGGTGAAGAAACACTAGGTCATACACCTGCTTCTGCTAGAAGATCTATTAACTTAATGTTAAATGAATGGCAGAATAAAGGAGTACTATTGTGGTCTATACAAACTACTGCTGTAACTGCAACTTCAGTTGAGACTTCTTTACCTGATGAAATTTTAGATACATTAGCTGTAACATATGCAGTTAGTGCAGCATCAACTGATATAGCTTTAGAAAGAATATCACGAGAAGAATATCATAACTTACCTAATAAAACAACTACAGGTAGACCTACACAATATGCAATTACTAGAGGAGTAAATAATATAGCTTTGTTTTTATATCCTACTCCAGATATTACTACTGGTATTTTAAATATAGAATGTTTTAAACAATTAGAAGATGTTAATAAATCTGCAGGACAAAATGCACAAGTACCTAAAAGATTCTTACCAGCTTTAACATGTGGTTTATCTTATTATTTATCTATGAAAAGACCTGGTATTCCTATGGATAGAATACAAATGTTAAAAGCAAATTATGAAGAGAAGTTAGCTTTTGCTATGGAAGAAGATAGAGAAAGAGCAAGCATGTATATAAAACCTAAGTTAGGATATATCTAGTGGCAACTAATCGTAATGCAATGGCTATGTGTGATCAATGTAGTTTTGTATATCCACATAGAGTAATGCAGTTAAGTAGTTATGATACATTAGTTTGTCAAACATGTTTTGATGGTGCATTTGATTTAAAAAACCATCCACAAAATAAAGCAGCAGACGTAAGAGATAATCCAGCAATTCAAAACCCAAGACCTGATACAGGTGGTAGAAACTTAGAATGGCAACAAGCAAGTTTTGATTGGGATGATTCCACAATAAGATTTTGGAGTAACGCATGAGTACATTAACAAACAAACAAATATCAGAAACATATAAACAGTTATTAAAAGTAAATGTAAGTGCAAATACTAATACTGGTTTAACAAATGATTTACAACAAATACAATCAGGTGATGGTACTAATGCTGCATTACAAATATCTACTGGTGCAGTTAAAGCTACAGGAACTTTTGGTGTAGATGGTAATGCATCTGTTGGAGGTGATTTACAAATTAGTAATAAAGTTTGTGCTTCTGCATATTATGGTGATGGATCTAATATAACAGGCATAACATTTACTGGAGATGTTTCAGTATCTAGTTTAATAGTTACAAACAATGCTACGATAGGTGGTACTGTTACTATAGGTGGTGCTGTAATGGTATCTGGTGGAGAGATACAAGTTAAAAATGGTGGTGCACAATCTAATATAAAACTATATTGTGAATCTGGTAATGCACATTATGCAGCTTTACAATCTCCTCCACATTCTTCTTTTAGTGGTAATATAACAATAACATTACCAGTAAGTACTGCTACATTAGTAGGTACATCTACTACTGATACATTAACAAATAAAACATTTGGTGATAAAGTAACTTTTGATGATGATATATCTGTTAGTGGTAATTCAAATTTTGGTGGAACTGTAACAGTTGCAGGAGCTGCTCATTTACAAAGTACATTAAGTGTTAATGGTGCAGCAACTTTTAATTCTACAGCTACAATAGCAGGAGCAGCAGTTTTAAAAGGAGCAACAAGTTTAGGTAGTACACTTAAAGTTGCTGGTATAGCAACCTTTTCAGAAAGAGTTTGTGCTTCAGCTTTTTATGGTGATGGTACTAATATTACAGGTATTCCAATTTCAGGTAATATATCTGTAGCAAATGCTATAGTAGGTGGAACATTAAAAGTATCAGGTGCAACAAGTTTAGAAGATGCTGTAGTAATGAAAAGTACAGTTACAGTTATAGGAGCTGCACATTTACAAGGAGCAACAAGTTTAGGAAGTACACTTAAAGTATTAGGTGCAACAACTATAACAGGTAATACAGGTTTCTTAGGAACTGTTAGAGTATCTGGAGCTACATCTATTGAAGGAGCAGCAGTACTTAAAAGCACTCTTACAGTTGTAGGAGCTACACATTTACAAAGTACTTTATCAGTAGCAGGTAATGGAACCTTTGCTGAAAAAGTATGTGCTTCAGCTTTCTTTGGAGATGGTGCAAACTTAACAAATGTACCTGCAGTTATAACAGGAAACATATCTGTTAATAATGCAACAATAGGTGGTAATTTATATGTAGGTGGTACAACAACAATAGTAGGAGCTACACATTTACAAAGTACAGCTTCTATTAATTCTACTTTAAAAGTAGGAGGTACTACTACTATAACAGGCAATTCAGGTTTCTTAGGAACTGTTAGAGTATCAGGTGCTGCTACATTAGCTAGTACATTAGATATTGCAGGTAATACTTCTATAGGTGGTACAGCTAAGATTACAGGAACTACAACAATAACAGGAAATTCAGGTTTCTTAGGAACTGTAAGAGTTAGTGGTGCTACATCTTTAGGAAGTACATTAGCTGTTGCAGGTAATACATCTCTTGGAGGGACAGTTACTATAACAGGAAATGTTATGGTATCTAGTGGTTTAATTGCTGTTAAGAATGGTGGATCACAATCAGAAGTTAGACTATACTGTGAATCAGGTAATGCTCATTATGCTGCTCTTCAAGCACCAGCTCATTCTGCATTTTCAGGAAATATAACTTTAACATTACCTGCAGTAACAGATACAATAGCAGGTATTGCAGCAACACAAACATTTACTAATAAAACATTTGGTGATAAAGTAGAATTTGATAATGATGTATGTGTTAGTGGCAATGTACATATAGGAGGTACTACTACAATAACTGGAGCAGCAGTTTTAAAAGCTGCTGTAAGTATGGGAAGTACACTTAAAGTTACAGGTGCTACAACTATTACAGGTGCAACAGGTGTACTTGGAAGTATGAGAGTATCAGGTGCTACAAGTTTAGAAGGTACTTTAAAGGTCGTAGGAGGAGCAGCAGCAGCTGTTTGTGCTACAGCCATTAATGGAGTAACCTCTGTAGCTTTAAACTTTGCTACAGCACAGAATTTTACAACAACTGTTACTGCAGCACATACATTAGCTAAACCAACTAATTGTGTTACAGGACAAACAGGAAGTATTTTCTTGACACAGAGTGGAGGAAGTGGTACAATGGCTTATAACGCAGACTTCAAGTTTATAGGTGGTACAGATCCCACCATGTCAGCAGCTAATGGTGCTGTAGACAGATTAGATTACATAATAGTTTCTGCTTCAAGTGATGGAGTAGGTGGAGATATTCAAATGATCATTTCACAGGCATATGCATAATGGGTGTATTTCAAAATAATTTAATGGGAGCAGCTGCAGCAGCAGCATCAGCAGGTGGTGGTGATTTCTATACCCATCAAATAGCACATTCTTTACGCATGAGTGATGCTAATAACACTACTTTAAAAATAACAGCAGGTACTCCCACAAGTAGTAAAACTTTTACTTATAGTTGGTGGTGGAAAAGGTATAATGTTACAAGCACTTCTACGCAAAGTAGTAATGTATTCTGTGCAGGAACAAGTGGTGGAGCTTATGTATTCTGGCCCTTTACAAATAATAATGATTGTGTTGCTAATTTTAATTTTACTGGTGGAAACTTTGGAGATAGTCGTTTAACAACAAATATGCAGTTTAGGGATACTTCAGCATGGTATCATTGTGTATTAAGATTTGATAGCACACAGGCAACTGCTTCTAATAGAGTTCGTTTATACGTTAATGGAGTAGAACCAACATATTCTAGTGCATCTGTTCAAACTGATATATCACAAAATGAAGATATATCATTTATGAATCAAGATGGAGTATTACAAGGTTGGGGTGGACTTAGTGGTAAAGGTACAGGGCAAGAAGGTTGTGATGTCCAATTAGCAGAAATAGTTTTTAATGATGGACAATCCTATGGTCCAGATTCTTATGGTGAAACAAAAAATGGTGTGTGGATTCCCAAAGACCCAAGTGGACTCACGTTTGGTAATAATGGATACTATTTAAATTTTGCTTCTAGTAGTGATTTAGGTAATGATGTATCAGGAAATAATAATGATTTTACTACTGCTAATTTATCAGCACACGATCAAATGCTAGACTCTCCAACCTTCAACTCTGATTCTAATGGTGGTAATTTTATGACCTACAATGGAGCATATATGGGAGCAAATAATGCTTTAGCTGAAGGTAATCTACAAAGTACTGGTAGTAGTGCAGGTAACAATTCAGGTACTTTTGGTATGCTTACTGGCAAATGGTACTGGGAATGTAGAGCAGAAACTGTAAATTCTTATGCTCCTACCTTTGGTATAGGGCAATCTGGTATAGGAAATACAGATGGACAATATTATATAATTACATGGCAAACTGCTGCTGGACAAATGTATGGTGGTGGAGGTGCTCCAGTAGGAATGGGTACAATTACTGTAACTAGTACAGGTGTAACTTCTCTTTCTTCAGGAGATATTTTAAGTTTTTGGTTAGATTGTGATAATAAAAAATTATGGATAGGTAAAAATGGAACTATACCTAATTCTGGTGATCCTGCAAATGGAACTAATCCACAAGCAAGTTGGGCTACTACTCCTACAGATAGATATTTTACTGCAACTTGTCAGAATGTAGGTTCTGGTGTAGGTGTATTAAATGCAGGGCAAAATCCTAGCTTTAATGGTGAAATAACAGCAGGAACTAATACAGATAAAAATGGTTATGGATTATTTAAATACGACCCAAGTGGTACAGATTTTGTAGCTTGTTGTGCTGCAAATATTCCAACAGCAGATGCAGTAGACCCTGCACAAACTGATGACAATTTTCCACAGAAATTGTTTAGTCCTTTATTATATACAGGAACAGGTTCTACTAATGCATTAACAGGATTAGGATTTCAACCTGATCTAACATGGATTAAAGAAAGAGGTGGTGCTAATGACCATAAACTTACAGACTCTACAAGAGGAGTTACTAAGTCTTTAGAGTCTAATACAACTGCAGGAGAAGCAACAGATTCAAATGGTTTAACAGCTTTTGGATCTGATGGTTTTACTGTAGGATCTGATGCTGTTTATAATAATAGTTCTGATACTTATGTAGCTTGGAATTGGAGAGCAAATGGTGGAACAACAACTACAGATACATCAGGAGATATAGATGGTGTGTATCAAACTAATGACTGTGGTTTTTCTATAATGAAGTATAGTGGTAATGGCAGTAATGCTCAAACTGTTCCTCATGGTATTACAGTAGGTGGAGTAGCTACTGCTCCTTCTTATGTCATAATGAAAAATTTACCAGATTCTTCTAATAATTGGAGAAACTGGAGTATAGGTTATGATAATGGAGATGCTGATTCATACGCAGAATTTACTACTGGTGCATGGTACGCTAATCAAGGAAGTGGTGGGTTATTTACAGCTAAACCTACTGACACTATGTTAACTCTTACAGATTATTCTGCTATTAATGCAAGTGGTAAAGATGTAATAGTATATAGCTTTGCAAATGTAGAAGGTTTTATTAAATCTGGATCATACGTTGGAAATGGAAGTGGAACTGATGGTACATTTGTTTACACAGGATTTAGACCTGCATGGGTTATGGTGAAAAAAACAACTTCAACAAATAACTGGAGAATTGAAGATAATGCAAGAGATCCATATAATCCTGCATACCACATGCTACTACCAAATAGTTCAGCAGCAGAAGATGCTTATACAGATGGTACAGATTATAACGATTTTCTTTCTAATGGATTTAAGTTAGCTAGAGGTGGAGATGCAGCAAACTGGAATGCAAGTGGAGCAACTTATGTATACTTAGCAATGGCAGAAAATCCATTTCAATACGCAACAGCAAGATAGGAATAAAATATGTGGGCACGAATAGAAGATAATAATATAGTAGAATACTATGATAGAAAACAATCTTTATTATTAAATGATGTACGTTATTCTTCTCAAATATTTACTATATGGACAGACGCACAACGTAAAGAATTAGGTATAGTACCTGTAGTAATTTCAGGATCACATCTTGATACTAAATATTATATAGAACATAATCATTCAGATGCAATAGCAGGAGATGGTAATAGTGTTATAAGAACTATTGGAGTTAAGGCTGCTGATAGAGCATTAGAAGATGTTGATGCAGTAGATGAAGATGGTAATGCAGTATTAGATCAGTATGGTGTACAAATGGTTACAAGAGGTTTAAAATATAATGCTATACAAAAAGTTAAATCACAACAAGCAGGATTTTTATCAAGAACAGATTGGTATATAATACGTAAAGCAGATGCAGGTACAGCTATACCAACTGCTATACAAACTTTTAGAAATGCAATACGTGCTGATGCAACACGAATAGAGAATGCAATTACAGCAGCAACAACTATGGATGAATTTATAGCATTACATACAACAACATATAATGAAGATAATACAGTAGATCAAATAGCAATTACACAATCGTGGACAGAGGAGTAAATAATGGCATCAACCTTTACAACTAGAATAAGACTTAATAAACAAGGAGATGGAGACAATCCTAATTCTTGGGGAACAGTTTTAAACAATGGAGTTATTAGTCTTGTTGATGATGCTATTGCAGGTTATACAACTGTAGCGTTAGGAGCTAATGCTACTGTAACATTATCTGCAGTAGATGGAGGTTCTGATATACCACGTAATGCTTTTATTGAAGCTAATGGTACTGTAGGTGGTGCTCATACTACTATAACAATGGTTATTCCTAATGTTACAAAAGGATATGTAATTAATAATCAAGCAGCATATACAACAACAACTAATGTAATTAAAATAAAAACAGCACCTGGTGATGGACTTACAATTCCACAAGGAGCTATAACACAAGTTATAGTAGACACAGATGGAAGTGTATACTCTACTAATGCAGTAGGTTTAGGATTAGGTACAGCAGCTTCAGCAGACATAGGAGTATGTGCTACTAATGTTGCTGATGTATCTTTAGCAGATTTAAGATATGTAAGAACTTCAGCTACCTCTTCAATAGTAGGTGCTGACTTACATATAAAACAAGGAAGTTTAATTGTAGGTACATCTTCTCGTGCTTATAATCCTATATTAACATTAACAGATGCAGCAAGTATAGCAGTTGATTTTTCTAAAGGTAATAACTTCTTAGTTACTATAGGTGGTAATAGAACATTAGAACTACCTACTAATTGTACTGCAGGTCAATCAGGACAAGTACATGTTATACAAGATGGAACAGGCTCAAGAACTTTAGCTTATAATTCAGCTTGGCAGTTTGTATCTGCAGCAGTACCAACATTAAGTACAGGAGCTTCTGATGTAGATATACTATGTTATGTAGCTCGTAGTGCAACAACAATAGATGCAGTATTATTAAAAAACTTTGATAGGTAATTAATGTCTTCTACAAGTTCTAAATTAGTAAAGCTAGACTTTCAACCTGGTATTAGAAGAGAGTCTACACAATATGCAGAAACTAATTCTTGGTATGATGCTAATAATGTACGTTTTCGTGCAGGTAAACCAGAGAATATAGGTGGATATGAAACTAAAGTATCTGCATCTTTTAATGGTTCAGGTCGTGATCTTGTAACATGGACAGACAATGATCAGTTTAAAAGAGCTATGTTTGGTACAGCTCAAATGCTTTACGAACATAGTGGTGATGAAATATTTGATGTTACTCCTGTATCTTCTAGTGCATCTTTAACAAATGCTTTTAGTGTAGCAGTAAGTAGTAATACTGTAACAGTATCAGCTACAGCACATGGTAGACAAACAGGTGACTTTGTATTCTTTACAAGTACTGCTACTATAGGTGGTAATATATTATTAGGAACAAGTACTTATCAAGTTAGTGTTAATACTGTTAATACATTTGCTATTAATGTAGAAACTACAGCAAGTGCTGCACAGTCTTCTTCTGGTAATGGTCATATACATTATCTATTAAGTACTGGTGTATCAAATGCTGCTACAGGTTTAGGTTATGGTGCTGCATCTTATCAAGCTACTGTATGTGCTTCTGATACTAGAGCATGGAATCAACCTACATCTATAGGAGCTAGTGACTTCTCAAGTGAGATAACACAATGGAGTTTAGATAACTGGGGTGAAGATATAGTAGCTAATAGAAGAAAAGGATCTATTTATTATTGGGATACAGATGCATCTACTACACCTTTAAGAGCTGTTAAAGTATCAGGTGCTACTAATTCTACACCTACTACTGTTGATAGTATTATAGTATCTCCTAATGATAGACATTTAATTGCATTAGGTGGTAATGAGTTTGGTACAACAGCTAGTCCTACAGGAACATACAATCCTTTAACTGTTAGATGGTCTAATCAAGAAGATTATACTAACTGGGTTCCATCTATAAACTCTACTTCTGGTGAAGTTATACTAGCTGATGGTACACAAATAGTAGGAGGAACAAGATCTCGTAATGCTACTAATATATGGACTGATAATTCTTTATGGTCCATGACTTTTGTAGGTCCACCTTTTACTTTTAGTTTTTCACAACTAGGAACTAACTGTGGTTTAATAGCACCTCATGCAGCAGTTGATTATGATGGTAGAGCAGTATGGATGGGTTATGATAATTTTTATGTATATGATGGACAAGTAAGAAGTTTAGATTGTACAGTAAGAAGATTTATATTTGATAGATTAAATATGAATCAAAAAGATAAAATATTTTGTGGAATAAATTCAGAGTTTAAAGAAGTTATTTGGTTATATCCTTCTATTAATTCTACTGAATGTGATAGTTATGTTGTATGGTCTCCTGATGAAAACTATTGGGCTTATGGAGATAGTATATTTACAACCTTTGCAGACAAAACAGTATTTGGAAATACAATAACTACAGGATTACAAGGAACAAATCCTGCAGCTAATAAGTTATTTAATAATGAAGTACAAGATTTATATACAGCAGATGGAGTAGCTATGTCTTCATTTATAGAGTCAGCAGATTTTGATATAGAGTCTGGTAATGAAGTAATGTTTTTAAATAGAGTTATTCCTGATTTTAATTTAAATGATGGTAATTTAACATTCTCAATTAAAACAAAAGACTTTCCTGAGAGTAATGTTTCAAGAGAGAAACCAAATCCACCACATACAGTAACTAATTCAACAGCTAAAATAGATATGAGAGCAAGGGGAAGACAAGGGAGAGTGAGAGTATCTTGTAACTCAGCAGGTACTAGCTGGAAATGGGGTTCTATTAGATTAGCTATTCAACCAGATGGTAGAAGATAATGGCACGTTATCCAGCAGTACCTAAAGCATATGATGCTTTTAAAAATAGTCCTGAAGCTGATAGAGTACATAGAGAAATATCACAATGGGGTGGAGCTTTAGTAAATCAATTAGATACTAGAGATTTACAAGTAGATGCTAAACCTTCTACTAAAATATATTCAGTAGTTACTATAACTGAAATAGGTAGTCCACGTAAAGGTGATATAGCATATGCAGCATCAGCAGGTAAGTTTAAAGGATATGTTAGTACAACAGCAACACAAGCATGGGAAAATTTAAATTGAAGAAGAATGAATTTTTTAAGTTTCTTAATGAGAGTACGTATATAGGTAATATAAACTCAGGACAAATTATACCACCTAACATGTATAATTCACAAGAAATTGTAAAACCTATAGCAGACTCTTCAAAAATAGTGTATAATACTAATAGTAACTTTATAGCAGATAATACTAAACCACAATCAAACTATATGAATATAAGGAATATTAAAAATAATGTATAGAAGGGTTTATAGACAAGAGGGTGGTGGCTTATCTGATTTAGGTTCTGAAGCTTTTATGAGACAGTATATAGATAACTATGTACAAGATTATAATAGACGTAACCAAGGAGAAGTAGCAGCAAAAGTAATGCCTAGACCTGTTCCTATAGTACCACAGAGACCTAGAGCTACAATACCACAAATAGTTAAAAAAGGTATTAGTAATTTAATTCCTTTAATACAAAATAATCCAATGGCAAAACTTGGACAACAAGCTATAAATGCACCTGAGATTGCTCAATTAGAATCAGAATATGGACCAGGTTATACTGGAAAACCTTCTGATGCAAGACATCAAGCTGGTGCTAATGAAATAAGTAAAAATGTAAGTAATCTTATTGATAAAGGTAGTCTTGGTTTAGTACCAGAAAAGTTTAGAGATTTTCTTGGAGATATTGTACCTAATTTAGGAGGAGGAATAAAAGAATTAGGTTCTTTAATATATAATACAGCACCTAATAGATTTGGTGTACCATCACCTATGCCACCTAAAGAAGCTCTTGATATGGCTATAGAAGACGTAAAAGCTAACTATGAAGGAAGTTTTGGTACAGATAATACAAAGACTGCTAGAGAAATATATGAAGATGTTTATAGAGAACAACCTTTAACCAAAGAAGAATTTGAACAAACTTTACCAGAAGGATACAAACCATTAAATTCTACATATGATGCTTATTTTGATACTCCTTATGATGAAAGAGTAGAAACTAGAAAAGGTAGTTATTCAGGAATGCCTATAATATTAAGTCCTGAAAATGCAGATTTTTTTCAAACATATTATCAAGGTCCTGATTCACAATTACATACAAGACCAGAAGATAGAGTAAATGCTTTTCAACCTGTACAAGCACAACCACAAGGACTACCTAGCTTAATGAAAATAGTAAATGAACAACGAAATCCTACACCAGTTGATCCAGATGCTCCATATGGTTATGTAGAATATACACCTCCTTTTTATGGAGGAATGATGATACCACCAGGGGGAAATAAACCTTATATGGTTCCTGCAGATAAAGATGGTAATCCTGTAAACCCAAAAGGTATTTTTAAGGCAACACTATAATGACACCACCTAATGAATTAGAAAAACTTGCAGAATTTAAAACTGCAATACAAAGTAATAAAGGACTAGAGAGGTTAAGAGCTATGCAATATCTACAACAAATGAATAACCAAGGATTAATGGAAATGCCACAGGTTACTGAACAACCTATTGTACAAAGGCAACAAGGTAGCTCTATATCAAGTGGATTAAATACAAATATGACTCCATCTTATTTTCAACGTAATGCAACAGGAGCAAGAAATTTTAATCAATACGATCCTATGAATGATATGTCTGGTGAAAGTGGAATGGAAATAGGAGAATTAAAAGAAAAAGAATTAATAGCTGATCAACTAAGACAACAAGACTTATTAAAGTCTGATCCTAATACATTAGAAAATATAGATGAAGCTGCAAGAGTTATAGTATATGGAGGTGATTCTAGATCTAGATTTAGAGCTCAAGATATTTATAGAGCTAATCCAGAAGCAGTACAAAGAGCAATAGATAATTATAGAAATAATCCAGAGGAAAGAGCAGGTGGTGGACAAGTAGCTCCTGATCAAATGGCTCAAGGATTAGCAGGTCTTGGTAGATATGGTGATAATATGCTTCTCCATATTAATCCTGAAGAGTTAGAAGGATTATCTTCTCTAGGAAAAATAACTTATAATCCTATTACAGGATTGCCTGAAGCTTGGTCACTTAAAAGTTTTTTTAAACCATTTAAACAAGCAGCTAAAAGTGTTAAAAAAATAGCTAAGTCTAAAGCTTTTAGAACAATAGCTCCTCTTGCTTTAACTATTGCAGCACCTTATCTAGCTGCTAGTTTCTTTCCTGCTACATTTGGTGTAGGCTCTTCTGCTCTTATGGCTAAAGGACTAGCTGCTCAAGTAGCTGCTATGGGTCCAGTAGCTTTTGGTGCAGCAACAGCTATAGGTAGTGGACTAGGAGCTCTAGCTGGTGGTGCTAAACCTGGAGATGCATTAAAAGCAGCAGCTTTATCTGGTGTAACTGCAGGTGGTATGAGAGGGTTTACTAATTATATGGACCCAAATATTGATTCTGTATTTGGTCCTACTTATGGTGGTGGTGGAACACAAGCTAAAACACTTGGAGGTTTTGGTGTAAAAACAGGAAGTCCAACTTCATTTAAATCACCAGGTTTAGCACAAGGTTCTCCATCTCAAGTATACAATAATCCTGCTGGACCTGGTAATGCATTAGGTGCACAAAGATATGAAAACTTACAATTAAATCAACCAGATATAACTTCTGGAGGAGCACCAGGAACAACAACTATTGAACCTAGACCTTTTGATTATGGAGCAACAGCAAACATGGGACCTTATGAAGGAAGTTTTACTCCAGCTTCTGAACCAGTTAATTTACCAATACAATCACAAGATGCTGTTGCATCAAACTTTAATCCTGGATATAGCCAAACTACAGGTCCTCAACCTAATATGTTACAAAGAGCAGGTCAACAAATAGTAGATAGTCCTGTTGGTCAAGCAGTATCAGATGCTGGACAATATGTAGCTGATATTCCAATGGGTGATTACAATCTAGGAGAAATAGGTGGAGCAATAGTTGATGACTATAGTACAGGTATGGGACTTGCAAAACTTGCTGCTATAGATTCCATGACACCTGATTATAGAGAACAATATGCAAAGGAAGATGAGCGTAAGCGTCAACTAGAAGAGTTAGAAAAATTAGGTTATAGTGTAGACCTATCTGATGCAGATACAGGATTTAATCAAACAATGATAATAAGAGATTCATCAGGTACAGTTATGCCAAGTAACTTATCCATACAAGATATATTAGATAGAGCTTATGGTAGAAAACCTAGAACTTTATTAGCAGATAAAATATCCTATGCACCAGCTACAGCTAAACATGGTGGATTAATTAACTTAGCACATGGTGGTGAATTTAGTGGTATGGTAGAAGGTGATGGACATGGTATGGAAGATAATGTTTATATGCCTATTAAAGAAGGTAATGAACAAGTAGGAACATTAGCAGTTTCTCCTTCTGAATATGTAGTAGATGCTTATACTATGTCTGCTCTAGGAAATGGTAATGCAAATGAAGGAGCAAAAGTAATGGATGGTGTTGTAGAAAGTGTACGTAAAAAAGCTTATGGTACAATGAGACAACCTAATGAAATAAATGGGTTACAAGCTTTAAAACCTATGATGATGGGAGTATAAAATATGGCAGTATTATCCTCACTATTTGGTAGAAATGAAGTAGCACCAGCAGTAGGTGCACAAATGATTTCTGCAACAGAGTTACCTCCAGAACTTAGACCTTATTATAAAGATATATTAACAAAATCTCAAGCACTTTATAATGATAAAACATCTCAAGGTTATAAACCTTATCAAGGTCCTACACTTGCAGAGTTTACTCCTGAACAACAACAAGTACAAACTGGTATAGCAGGTCTTGTAGGATCAGGAACACCAGTATATCAAGAAGCTATGGGTATGACAAGAGAAGCAGCTACTCCTTTTACAACAGAACAAATAGAAGAGTATATGTCTCCTTATCAACAAGCAGTTACTGACATAGAAAAAAGAGAAGCTACTAAACAATATCAATCACAAGTTGTACCACAATTAGCTTCACAAGCTGCAACTACAGGATCATTTGGTGGTAGTAGACAAGCTATACTAGAAGGTATGGCTGCAGATACACAACAAAGATTATTAGCTGATTTACAAGCTAAAGGAAGTGCACAAGCTTATCAAGATGCTATTAGTAGATTAGATTCAGATAGGTTAGTAAAAGGACAAGCAGCTACACAACTAGCTAATTTACAAGGTAGTCAATTTAAACAAGCAACAACAGAACTATCAGGTTTACAAGCAGTAGGACAAGAGAAACAACAACAAACACAAACTGCTTTAAATGAAGCTTATAAACAATATTTAGATGAGCAACAATTTCCTTATGATACTATGTCTAAATATCAATCTGTTGTAACAGGTGCTCCTATTAGACCTATGCAATATGTTCCACCACAAAAAGCTCAATATGAACAAAGTTTAGGTCAACAGCTTGTAGGTGGTTTAGGTGGATTAGGTAATATCTATGGAGCCTTTACTGGTAGAACTATAGGTGGTCAACCTTATCAACAACCTGCTAAAACTGGTGGTGGTATAGGTACTTTAATTAAGAGAGAAGAAGGTGGTCCAGCAAATAATAATGAAGATAAAACTTTTGAAACAAACTTTGGTCTTACTAAATTTACTGAAGAGGAAGCAGAAACTATTGAACCAGATGCTTATTTAAATTATTTAAGAAATTTCCAAGGACCTTATACTGAAAGATTTAAACAGTCTGAAAAATATCTTCAAGAATCAAACAAACTTATGGAAAAAGATTTAGCAAGAGACAAGTCTTATTTACAAGCAGATAGAGATAATGCACAATTTAATAGAGAGCAAGCTGCCTTTACAGCTATGGCAAGATTAGGTACTGATCAAGATGTAACAAATGCACCAGGAGGTGGAGTAGGACAGGTATTAACTATGTTAGGAAAAGCAGGTCCTGAGATAGGTGCAGCAGAAGCAGCATCAAGAGATAACATAAGACAGCAAGATAGAGAAGTAGGTAAATTAGAAATTAAATATAGACAAGCTATGGCTTCAGGTAATTTAGAATTAGCTAATACTTATATGGCTCAGTTACAAGCACTATCAGGAGAATATGCAAAGTATATGACAGCTAAAGCTGCAGGTTTAGATGCATTAGGTTTAAATAAAATAACTGGTAGAAAAATTACTGAAGTTATAAAAAATGTAGAAGCACAAACAAATCCAAAGTTTGCACTTTTGTTAACTAAAGGAGCTGCTATATCAGGTCTAAATCCTAATATTAATAATCCTTTAAGAGGAGATAAACCAGGAATATGGACTCAAAATGAAATATTAACATGGGCACAAGATAATGCTCTGCAAAGATTACAACTAGATGCTGCTGCAGGTAAAACATTTGCTAATACACAAATAGCATTTGATAATATGGTAACAACAAATATTGTTAGTTTATTTACTGGTGATGAAAAAGTATTAGATGTTTCTGAAGGTGCTAAAAAAACTATAAATGATGGTATTGTTGATGGTGTTAAAGTACCAAATAGTACTATAGGTAATGCAAAAGATATAATACTAGGTACACAATAAATGGCTATAAGTATTAACTCACAAGACTTTCGTGAAACAGCTCAAGAATTAGATGCTCTTGCTGCTCAGAAGTTATTGGATGAAGAAAAATATAATCAAATACTAACAGCTAAAGGTTTTGATAAGAATGAGTTTAAAGAAGCATACATAGAATATGCTGATACTCCTCCAGAAGAGTTAGATGAACAAGCTCAAATAACAAATATTCCTGTTGTTGATCCTATTATACGTACAGTAGGTAGAGCAGTTGGTGAAGCAGGAAGAGGTATTGCAGATACTACAGAAGATTTCTTTCCTGAGTTTAAAGCTAAAGTAGGCAGTTTTTTAAATACTGCAGGTGATTATGTTCCTGAAGTTGTTAAAGAATATTCTGATCAAATCTTTAATCCTTATCATGGTGATGGTGTGTATGGTAAAGCTGAAGAGATGGTTGGAAATATAGGTTCATATTTTATACCTGCTACTGGTATAATAAAAGGAGCAAGACTTGTTGGAGGTGTAACAAGAAATGCTAAGTTAATTAATTCTTCAGCTAGAGCAGCAAAAATTAATCAAGCTATTAAAACAAATAAAGTTTTAACTAATGCTACAAAGATTAAAGGTAAGTATGGTAGGATAGCTACAGTTGCTAAAAATTTAGCACTCTATGGTACAGCTTTTGCTGCAAGTGCTACAATAGTAGAAGACCCACAAGAGAATGCTGTTAATTTTTTATTAGAAAAGTTTCCTGAATCAACTTTAGCTTTAGAAAGTTTAGCTATTAATCCTAATGATACAGCAGCTCAACAAAGAGTACAAGCTTTTATAAATAATATGGGATTAGAAGTAACTTTTTTTGGAGGATTAAAAGGATTATCATTAACTTATAAAGGTATAAAAGCAGGTACTAAAAAAGTAATACCTACACAATTAAATAAACTTTTAACAGCTACTACTTCAAGAAGAGGAATGACAGATGATGTTTTAGCTAACTTTGTAAAGTATAATGCTGTAGCAAAAAATGCTTATGATACTGCTGTGGTAGAAAGTAGAGAGTTATCTAAATTAATGAAGAAAGATAAATTTGATTCTGTTGAAAACATTGCTGTAGTTAATGAAGCATTGGCTGGAAATAAATCAGCTCTAGCTCAACTGCCTTCTCTTGTTAAGCCTAAAGTTATAGGTATGAGAAAAGAAATTGATGACTTATCTGGATATTTTTTAAAAGAAAATAGAACATCAGGTGGTTTAAAAGTTACTATACAAGATAATTTAAAAACATATATTACACGTACTTTTGAGATGTTTGAAAATCCTTCTTATATTAGAGAAATGAAAAGTGTTCTTAAAAAAAATCGTAAGAATATATCTAACAATCAATTAGATCGTATATCTAATATAGGTATGAGAGATATATCTGATTATTTAATTAACACAATGAATCTTACACCTGCACAAGCAGCAGAAAATATAAATCAAGCATTAAAAAATTATCAAAAAGGTCCAGATGGTATTGGTTCTTTCTTATCTGACTTAGCAGGAACAGCATCAAGTAAAACAGGTTCTACTACAAAAGGATTTTTTAAAAGAAAAAAATTAGATGAAAAAGTTAAATCATTTTTAGGAGAAGTTAAAGATCCTAATCTTAATTATGTTAATGCTTATCAAAAGTTAGCTGTATATAAAGCAGAAGTAGATTTTTTAGAAACACTTGCTAAAGATATGATAGATAGTGGAGCAGCTAAAGAGTCTATAAAAAAAGGAAAGCAAATGTTTGCTCCTGAAGATGTAGGAAAGTTTGAATTAGCAAATGATGTTGCTCAAGAAAGATTGGCTAAAATTTTTGGTAAAGGTCCTATTAATAAAGGTTCAATAAAAAATCCTTTAGAAGGATTATATATAGATCCTAATTATAAACAAGCTTTAAAAGATGGGTTACAAGCTATTAATCCTACAGAAAGTAGTGCAATGAGGTCATGGCTTGCTTTAAAAACAACTTCTCAATTAGGTTTAACTGCATTAAATCCAGCTACACATGCTGTTAATGTATTTGGTAATAATATATTTATGGCTGCTAATGGATTTATTCCTGGTACAAGAGGTGCAGTAAATGCTGCTACATTTGTTGGTTCTAAACTATCTGGTTTAACTACTAAAAATCTTACACAAAAATGGAATAGATATAGGGAATTAGGTATTACAGGTAGTGATGTTTTAACAGAAACTATTAGAGCTAACATAAAACAAATGTCACGTGGTATTAATATGTATGATAAACCTTCAGTAGCTAGAAAACTTTTAACTTCTCCTTATAAAGTTACAAAAAAAACATTAGGTAAAGTTATAGATACATATCAACTTGAAGATGATATATATAAAATAATGCATTTTGAAAACACAATAAAGTATTTATCAAAAGCTTTTCCAGAAAGATCTTTAATTGAGATTGAAGAAATGGCAGCAAAAAGAACAAGAGATTTAATGCCTAATTATTTAATTGCTCCTAAGTTTTTAAAAAAATTAAGGAATAAACCTATAGGAGATTTTGCTACATTTGCTGCTGAGTCTACAAGAGTCGCTAAAAATCTAGTTGCTTATACAGTTGAAGATGCACTTAGTGGTAATCCTGAATTAATGTCTTTAGCTGCTAGGCGTTTAGGTGGAATGACTATTGCAGGTTTAGGTGCAGATGTACTACAAGCAAAGTCTCAAGTTATGATGGGCATATCAGATGATGAAAAGGAAGCTTCTTATATAGTAGGACCTTCTTTTAATTATAATGTTCCTCAATTTTATTTAAGTGGTGTAGAAGATTATAAAGGTAAAAAGGTTATAAGAAGTGTTTCATCAGGCAGTTTAGATCCATTTAGTTTTATTAAATCAGCAGCTAGGTTTACTCATAAAATATTAAATGATGATGAGATGTCATTAGAAAAAATAAAAAATATACGATATGAACCTGAACTTTTTAAATTAGGTATTTCTATGGTAGATAAAACTTTAGCTCCTTTTTTAGGAACATCTATAATAACAGATTCATTAGTACAAGCAGTAAAAGATGTAGATGAAGGTAATCCTGGAGCTGCTGTATATGGTGTAGGTGAAGCTTTACTTTTTCCAGGTGTAAGAAAATTTATACAAAATAGAGCAGAGTTTGAATCTCAAAAAGGTTATATTCCTGAAGGAGAAAGAACAAAAGGAAGATCAGATTCTTTAATATCTACTGAATATAAAGGAGTTCCTGGACAAACAGACTGGAAAGCATTGCTAGGTTTTAAAGTTAATCTACAAGATTTATCTTCTTCTGTTAAATATAATATAGGTTATGATTTAAATAATATAAATAAAAATAAAAAACTTTCTCAGTTATTAAAAGGTATAGATGGTCCTATACTTAAATTAAAAAAGTTTGGTAGAAATTTTGCAGGTGATAGAGCTGTTACTACTGAACAAGATTTAAAGAACGCTAAGAAATCAGATGAGTTACGTATATTAAGAGATGAAAAAAACATACGTATGTATGTAGAAGCTTATAAAACTTTAGGTTTTTCTATGGAAGATATTGTAAAGAATTTAAGAAATAATAATAATATAGATATATTAGTTAATATAGGATTAAATATGCATACACCTTCTAAGTTAACTTCTAGTGATATAGACAATTATCAAAAAAAATTAAAAAAATTAGGTATAAATTTACCAGTAGAGTACTTTCAAAAAATGGATGAAGCAACAACAGGTTCTAAAATAAACGAAGAGGATTAAGACAATGGAAGATATGACTATGCTTTGGAATGCTATACTTACATTAGCTGTAGGTGCATTCTTATGGTGGATTAAAGGTACAAATAATTCTATCAATGTACTAAGAAGAGATTTAAGAAACCATGCTTTAGAAGATGCAAAAACTAGAGAACATCTAGCAATTAATTATGCAACTAAAGCTGAAGTAAATAGTGAGATAGGAAAGATACTAACAAGATTTGATAAGTTAGAAGCTAAACTAGATAGGTGGATGGAGAAACATTAATGCATAAAAGATGGATATACTTTACTGAAGATGAGATGAGATGTAAAGGTTCAGGTAATGTACATATGGATGAAGACTTCATGACTAAGCTTGTAGCTATACGTGAGAAACTTAGTGCACCCATGACTATTACATCTGGCTATAGAGACCCTGAACATAATGATAGAGTAGGAGGATCTAAAAGTTCTGCACATGTAGAAGGTAAAGCTGTAGATATAGCGTGTTATGGAGACAAAGCTTTTAAAATTATACAGTTAGCTATTGAAGAAGGGTTTACTGGTATAGGTGTGAGTCAAAAAGGTCCTCATGGTGCACGATTTATTCATTTAGACACTATGGATATTAGTCCCCTTGTTGCTAGACCTTGGGTGTGGAGCTACTAACATGTGGTTCTCTAGGGTACTATGGTATACCAAAGGGTGTTAGAGGGCACTCCTGCCTCACTACAGAGCTAAAATATTTTAAAACAAAGGAATAAACCATGAGAATAGGACAAATAGCAGTATGGTTGCCAGTAGCACTAACTATTATTGGTGCAAGTTATGGTATGATAAACTTTGTTAATAATCTTAGTGGTGTAACTACAACTACTGAAAGAGAACTAGCTATACTTAAAGAGAAAGTAAACTCTATTGATAGTAAGTATACTATAGAAGTAAAAAATATTAATGATAAATATAATACTGCTAGAGAAGAACTTGTTGTAGAGATTACACAAGTAATAGAAAGAGTAGCATTAATGGAGGGTATTGTTAGATCTTCAGAACAACAGTACTATACTCTTAAAGATACACTACAAGATCAGAAGCATGACATACAGGAGTTAAATAGATTACTTAATGGAGGGTACTAATGCCTACATGGAACAGAGGTCCTTTCTGGGTAGCTTTATTTATATTTATAATTGTTATTGCATGGTCTGTTAAAAGCTCAAAAGCTATTAATGAATACCTTAATGACTCTGGTAATCATTGTAGTAGTGGATCAGCAGAACCTTATATAGAATTACGTAAAGGACAATCAGGTAATAGTTATCCACATTCTTATACTAATAATTATGATGGAGAATCAGAAGATTATGCTATAGGATTTAGATTTAGATTTCAATTAGGATCTAGTTGTACTAAAGAATATAAAAAAATGATGCAACAAAACATGAATTTAAAACAAGAGTTAGAATTATTAAAACTTTGTTCTCGTTATAGAGATTTAGATTTAGGTTCTAGCTTTGCTACTGTAAGGGAGAAATGTAAACATGTCAGAAAAAGACAAGTTGATACTGAAGAATAATCCAGACTGTAAATGTAATGAATGTAAGTGTGAGGTTAAAGAAGAAACTTTATTAACTAAACTTATTAAAGTATTGTCTACTTAAACTCACATAGTTCTATAAGTTTATTAACTTTATCTTTACCTAATATTTTTAAAGACTTAACAATACTTAGGTCTACAGTCTCAGGAGTCAGCTCTACTTCTTTATCATTCTTAACTCCTCTTACCTTAGACAATAACTCTAAAGCTTTTATAGCACTTGTAGCATTACCACTTCTATTAGCATTGTTATATTGTGCTTCTATTTCAGATATAACATCTACATTTGTTTCTAGTGTAGACTCAAGCTCTTCTATACGTTCTTTAATCTCTTCGTTATTTAGTAACCTATGACCTTGATTTGCAAAAGCTTGAGCACTACTACCTGTATAACCTGCAGCTCTAGCAGCTTCAGTAGCATTTCTATGTAGTATATAAGCTTGAGCAAAGCGTTCTTGTTTCTCATTAATAGCCATTAAATTTCTTGCTCTCTTTCTAATCTCCAAATATTCTCTTGTTTATTTTCATTTAAATCTGGATTAACATTAGGTGTAATCTTCCATAAGTTATCTCTACGATCTGTAGTATCACATTTTCCATCAACAATTTCAATGTCTTCAGGTTTATCTTTATCAAAGTCTATAATGTTATCATAGTAAGGACCTACTTGAGTTTGAAATGTATACGAGAGCATACGTTCACAGTTCTCTAAACTTAAATCTTTAGAGTAAGGTGCACTCTCAAATGTAGTACACTCCCCACGAAAACAAATGAGGAGTATAGCTACATGAAATATCTCAAGCATTATCTAACAGCCCAATGAAACAACCCTGCAATAAGTCCTGTTACTACTCCATAGTAAATAACATATGTTAAAGTAGTATCTTTATATTTATTATATAAATATTTTATATCATTAATCATTAAAATTTAAACTCCTGTTCAAAAAAGATAATACCATCATCATCTATATTAGTATCAAACTGATTAAGATCTTTACCAGTTTCTCTAGTCCAACCAAACTTGATAGTACTACCACTTACTTGTTTATACTTACCAAACAATCGCATTTTACTTTTCTGATCTTCATCCATATCGAAGTAGTATCTGTATCCTGCAGACCATCCAGGTAATGTACTAAACCCTTTAGACTCAGTAGCTTCTGCTTCTTTAGGCATTGTAAAAAATATAGAACCTATGACTATTAATGAAAGGACAAGGCATGCAATAATGTACTTGATTTTTTTCTTATTTTTCTTGGTAGTATCTTTAGATTTCTTAGCCATTTAATTTCTCCTTGTAAAGTATTAGCAGATGAGATCCACTCCCATTCTGATTCATTGTATGGAAACATAGTTTAGTTTAACCTTTTAAATTTATCGTAACTCCTAGCACCTGTATAACCAAGATAACCTACACCAAACAATGTAATAATAGGTTCAGGTATAGCTGAGAGCCAGCCATGAAAACCTTCTATTAATCGTAGTGCAAGTTCAGGATTAAAAGCATGAACAAGAGCCATTGGAATTGATGTTAATATTAATAAGTACACTACATATAAAAATGTAGGTCTTGCTCTGGATGTCCAAGGATCTTTTGACTGAGCTTCAGCAAGTATAGCTGATAACTGATGTTCTACTTCTTTTAATTTTCCTTCTTGTGCTTGTTGAATTAGCTGTAACTTAGCAGCTTCTCTAGCTTTAGGATCAGGTACAACTCTATCTATAACCTCTCCTACAACAGGCAGTAGTTGTGTTAATAAACTAAGCATGTTAATCTCCTTTGATACATGTCCCTATTATACCTTCTTTTGATGTACAAGTCAAGTATATTTTTAAATCTTTGTACTCTTTCCATATACCTTTCATTTTATTTACCCACCATTTATTATCAAATAAAGAAACATGTACATTCTCTCCCTTATATTTACCTGTAGTAAATGTTTTTAAAGCAGGTTCACAAGATATGTTTATAAAGACTGTTGAACTAGATAGACTAAATATCTCTCGTATTATCCAATCTAAATCTTCTTCAGGTATATGTTCTAACACATCAGTACATATTACCATGTCATGTTTTTTAGTAGGTAGCTTATCATGTTCTGGTACACCTGGATCATATAAGAATAAATCTTCTATACCCCACCATAAATGTAAAGGTTTATCAAAGTTAGGTATCTTTCCTTTATGATTAAGATTTTTGTATTGTTCTTTGTAAGGATACCCTTTGCCACAACCATAATCTAAAATAGATTTACATTTATTATATTGTATAATGCCATATATATCTATAGCAAAAGGTATTAAACTTATACCTTGAAACTTAGCATCATCTTCATGTAAATGTTTATAAGCTTCTATTAATTCTAAATACTTTTCAGAAGGTTTAGGTTTTGTAGGTAATACATAGTTATCCATTAAATGTTTCCTCAAATGTTTTTGGTTTAGGTTGTAAATTCCATAGAGCAGCTACCAATGTACCTTTACCATAGAAATTTAAATTCATTTCCATAGGTGGATTAGCAAATGTTCTTTCACAGTCTTGTGCCATAGCAAGAAGTTCTCCTGTAGTCCAATACTGTGTATCTCCTATACCTACTTTAAAATATTTAGGTTTAGGTTCTTCATCTTCAGCACCTGTAGTTTCTTTCTGTTGTTCTTTAGTAGGTTCTTCCATGCTACAATCAAATCCAAACAAGTCAAAGTGTCTGAATCCCATAGTATGAAAGATACCTAAAGCTCTCATAGCAGCACATGTACCACCTGTAATAAGAGTAGCACCTTGAGGTATACCTATAGCAGGATTAAGAGTAACAGAATTATTATGTACTGCTTTCTTCTGTTCTTCTGGATCACGTAATGATTCTGTAAATGCATGCCATCCATGTATTTCTGCACCTTTAGATATTAAATGTTCAGTAACAGAAGGATCAGTCATGGAAGCTACAAAGAATTTAGTTTTCTTTTCTACCTTTTTAAATAAATCTTTTCTTACTACACCATGTGTACTTGTACCTGTAATAGGTCTAGGGTCTAGTACAATACATGCCCAAGGAAGTATACCATTATTAATAAGTGTAGGATAAGAATGTTTAACACATACAATTTTACTATCAGGATTATTTTTTATATGTGCTTTTAATTTAGGTATATTTAAATAAGGACCACCTGATACAAGTGTAACATTACCTTGATGCATAGGAAATTTACCTAGCCAAGTCTTTATAAGTTTTAAATTAGTTCTAATGTTATCCCTAATAAAATCTTTAGGTACACAATCTCTAGGATGTACTACAATAGGAACACTTAATAAACCTTTAGGTATATCTTGTAATTTTTTATCAGTAAGTATAACAGTAAGATGTGTAAAACCACCACCTCTTACTTTATCTTGAGAAGGTAATACCCATCTACGTACTCCATCTTTTTTTCCTTTAGGTAAACTATCAAAAATTTTATTTGTTCCTTGGTATTGTTCAGGAGCATTTATTTTTTCTTCATCTTCTCTAAAGAAATTATCAATAACAATAATAGGATTATGTTTTAAATTATCATAGTCACTTCTTGTAGTAGCTATACTATTACCACCACCTATTAAAACAAGATCAGCATCTAAATCTGTACGATCTTTTAGTATATCTTTTGAGTTACCTTTCCCTAACTCAAATGTAAAGACTTTCTTTTTCTCCATCATCCTAGCCCTGAAGTCTTGTAATCTTTTTATAACAGCACTCTGAGTATTGTGTGCTTTAAGATTAAATTCTTCTGAATCTGTTTCTAAAGTACCATCTTCAAATAAATCAAACCCTCTATACAATAGTTCATCTTGACTTTCAAAAGCAGCAAGAGCCATTTCAATAGCACGACCACCATTCCATGTCCCTACTTCTATTATAGACTTAGGTTTATATTCTCTAATAACATCAGCTAATTGTTTATATCTTGTAGGCATAATGTCTTGAGATGTTTTATCTTCTGATAAAGCAACTAATCTATTACCATCATTATCTCTAATAGGATTAAGACTTATATTTTCTATACCTTGAAAGTGTGTAATGTAATCTTTAATTTGTTCAACAGATTCTATATGCATACCATGAGCTTTATAAATATTTAAAAGCCTTTCCATTAAGAAAGAGTCATGCCATTCTCTGTACTGTAGTAGTTCTCCTGAGTTATAAGCACCACGTAAGTCACCAAGTAAATCAAGAGCAGGTTTCTTATTTAAATTAAAAGCCATGAAAGATGTATCAAGATACCTAGAACCATCAGGATAATCTCTTACACCTGAATAAGCTATATCACAATCATCATTTAACATATTAAGTATGTCTTCAGGTACTAATCTTTTTTGACACATAGAATCAGCATCAATCCATATCAACCAACCTGCATCTTTAGATTCTTCTGCTAATTCAAAAGCTTTCTCAGTCAAAGCAAATACTTTATTGCACCATTTAGTAGCATCTAATTTCCAGTTGTAAGGAATTTGTCCTTTCTCTGTACCATCATGTGTTATATTTACTTCTTTAAATAGTTTATAATCTTCTATCTTTTCTAATTTTCTAAAAGATACTGAGTTATTTTCTAGTATAGAATAGTTTTTTAAATCTAAATTATGATAGTAACATGTTACATTTATATCAGGTTTCCAATTATCTTTAATTGATTTAAGTAAATGATGTCCTGCAATTTTATAAATATCTTCATTAAAAGAAGTAACAAAATTTATCTTCATATCATGTAGTCCTTATCCATTTTAATTATACCTTTAAGCTTTAAGTAGTCTGCATCATTACACCATTCAACAGCATACTTACCTTCTACTTCTCCTCTTGGTTTCCAATCTTTAAACCAAGGACCACCTGTAGTAAAGTGTACATTCTTTGCATCCATGTCTGGTGGTGAATGACCATCTAACCAATTCCATTCTTCAGGTATTCTACCTATGTCTGCTTCTTTATCAGGCAACCAACCAAAGCCATGTAACCATCTACCTGTTTGTGTATTAACTACTTCAGGTGTAAGCTTTCTATTCTCACTATGTCCACAATTAAACATTATAAGACTAGACCAATTCTTTCTGTTGTATTGGTGTTGTTCTTTACCATCCATTTTTGTTTTATTTTTTGGGTTGTAGTCATGATGAACACACCATACAGGATAGTAATCCATATCACACATTTCAAATAGCTCATTTACATCAGCACGTAAATACATATCTGAATCCATAAATAAAGCTTTACCTTCATATAAATTTAAAGCAGGTACTAAAAACCTACTAAAGCTAAACTCAGTTGAGAAAGGTCTGCCATCTATAACATCATAAGGCTGTCCTTTTATTAACTCAGACTTACGTTTGTACATTCCTGTAAGTTCTAATAGATCTTTTCTTAATGGTACAACACGTATGTTATTACCTGATATTCTTTCTATGGTAAACTTTAAAACTTCATATGCTGTATCTTCTTTGGGGTCATACCCTATATAAACTGTATTCATTTTATCTCCTTATTATGAGGGAGCGAAAGGAAACAAAACACTCCCTCAACTTTAATGTAATTATGCCATAGTTTAATTTAAAAGTCAAGAACTTTTATAATCTACCTACTCTATGGTGAAGAGATAATAACTTCTCTTCTACTTCTTTATTAGGAGGTGAAGCATATTTTAAATAATAAGCTATCACCTTTCTAATTAATTCAACATCAGCAGTAGCTATTGCAGGTTTACTTTCTTTCATTATATATCCACCAACTCACATACCCCTGCAGTACATGCAAGTTCTTGTGATCCTTTCGTGTTATCTTCTTTTTCAAAGTCTTTTAACTTAGCCCAGTTAATACTAGAAGGCATAGCTTTTACTAACTCTTTATAAGTTTTCTCATCTATATCTTGATAAGGTGCTTGTTGATATGTATGGTCAGAGAAAGGTAAGAAAGATACACCACTTAGATACTCAAAGTTTTCCCAACACCATGCACCTACTGGAACCCACTCTTCTTCCTTAACACTAATAGTTACAGAAGGTTTATGTTCACACCAATGCTTGGCATATGTTTTCCATATCTCTAACTGTTCTATAGCTGTCATGTCTGTCCTACATACTGAACCTGAAGGAGCTTTCATAGGAAAAGAGAATACAGTAGTATGTTCTGTCTTCATTACATCAGGCTCATTAGGTATACCACATGACTTCATAAACTCAGTCAATGGGTCTTTGTTATCACCTCTTACTGTTCTAATGTAATAAGGATTATGTCTAGCATGTATACCACTAGCACTATCAACTAACTGACTCACAGTACCTGAAGGTTTAACACAAGTAATAGCTGTTGATTGATTGATGTTAAACTTCTCAGCATATTCTTTGTTACACTCTACTGCTACCTTTTTAAGTTTCTCTAATGTCTTAGCAAGTCCTGTTTCTCTGCCATTAAGTAATTCAGAATCCATAATACCAGTAAGAGATACACCAAGTAATCTTTCTTCCTCTGTATTATCTTGCCATACTTTTCTTAGGTAGCCAAAGTTAGTAAAGGTAGATTGTATAGTACCTAGTAAGGTAGCTACTTTAATCTTTCTTGTAAGAGTATTAATAGTATCTCCAGCACGTACTACTATCTCTGTAAGGTTACAAAACTGATTAGGTCTAAGGATAATTTCACTACAAGGATTAGTACCAAAGTCCCAGTTAGATTCTCTTCTACCATTCTCAGCAGCTTTCTTTTGAGCAGATGCTCTACTAAAGATACCTCTCTCACCTGACTTACTTTCATACAAGGACAACCATTCCTTCATGAAGATACCTGGATCAGGTTTCTCTGTATAAGCAACAGAGTTATTAGCTAAAGCTCTCTCTGGATTAGTTGACCACCACTCACCTGTCTTAGCTGTACGTATACGTTGGTCTGATAAGTTAGATAAAGATATAAGAGCTGACCTACGTACTCCACCTACAACTACAACCTCACCTGTCTTACATACTATGTCATGACATTCCATAGAGGAAAGTTTTCTACCTCTTGATTCTTTAAACTTAGTAATAGTAAAGTCAAACAAATCTACCAAAGGTTGAGGACCACTAGCTCTACCACCAAATGTTTTAAGTCTAGCACCTGCAGGTCTAACCTTAGATACATTTATCTTAGGTACTCTACCTGTGTATAGGTAAGCTATCAAATCTCTATAGGCTCTTGCCCATCCATCTTTAGAATCAGTAACAGAAACAACACTATCTATGTACTCAAACTCTACATCAGGTACAGTAGGTAGCTTGTCAGCATACTGTCTCTCAACAGAGAAGCCTACACCAGTACCATTCATAAGAATATATAACACCTCATCAAATGCTCTTGGGCTATCAATAGGAATATAAGAACAGTTATAACCTGATACATGTTCTCTATCTAATGCTTTACCTGCAGTCATAAGAGCTCTCATGCTTGGCATAACTTCAAGAGATAAAATAGATTCTTCTATTTCATTCCACTCTTTATCTGTAACTCCTCCTTCATAGTTAGTATCTATATGATCCTTAAAGAAAGACACAAGTCTTCCTACTGTTTCACTCCATGTTTCTCTTCTACCTTCTTCTTCTATCCATCTAGAATACCTAGACATGTGAATGAATGATTGGTACTCAGTAGGTAAATAATTACTACCCATTAATGATGCCATCTATTTTTCCTTTCCATATTTCTTTTCTAATATTAACTCTGCATAGTGTATTACTTTTCTAATATCTTCTATACCATTTTTTGTTTTGTGTCTAGTTATATACTTTACTATATTACCTTCTAGAAAGTCAAGCTTATTTTCTACAATATAATCTACAGGTTGTATAACACAATCTTTATAATGACTACCACCTATTTGTTTATCAGTAGCTTTACCATACTCATACTCATGTGTACCTTCTATTGCTTTTTCTTCTTGATTTTTTCTATACATATATTGTTCATAGCTCTCACGACTTGTCGAGAACTCTTCTGATTCTTTGTCTGACATATTTTATTTCCTTTGAATTAATTACTTTAATTGCGAAACTTCTTGTATAGTCTGCATCCATACCTGCATTCTCACAGACATACTCAAAGTTATCACACGTTACACCAACACTACAGAAGAACCAAGCACGTGCATGTTGTCTCTCAACACTTGTACGTGATGATTCTACTATAGTCTTTTCTTTTGTTGCATCTAACAATGCTTGAAAGATAACAGAAATAAATAAGATTCTTTCAGGACTTGTAAAAGTTTCTTCTTCTAACTCTGTTATTAATTCAATGTACTCTTCATCCATTTTATTCTTCTTGTGCTATCTCATCTCTAAATGTATCTATTAACATAGACGCAGCTTCGTCTGCTTCAGCAGCTAACTTTACTTGTTTAATAAATTCATCAACTACTTGTCCATGTTCTCCTATGCCACTAGGATGTTTTAAGTATATACGTGCATTAGTAATAGCTTTATCTCTTTGAGATTGAAACTCAGCTAGTGCTGTGTCGTACATTGCTTTTTTAATTGACATTTTTTACCTCCTTTCTTTCTACAGGTCTAAAAAATTTACCACCTATATAATTATTATAATATTTATTATTGTCTGAACCTTCAACACAATCAGTTAGTACATTATACTTTACTTGATAAGCTAACTCATAGTACTTTAAACTTCTTTTGTTTTTAAATTCATCAATCACTTCAAACTTAAAATTTTTCTTACCTACTTTTTTTATATCTTCTTTTAAATATTTTGAAGAACCCATATAAGATTGCCATCTTGATTCTCGTTTTGACTTGCCAATAAAGTATTGTTTACATCCTATATATTTCTTTTCTGTTTGTAAATTAGTAATGATATAAACAAATCCAAACTTATCTAAGTCAGGAACAAAAAGTTTTTTAGTTCCATATTGAACCCAATGACTTACCATTCAGTTATCTCCTCCACATTAGGTTCTTTTTTAACTTGTGTAAGATACCTCTTACCATTTGAATAATTAAAGACACGTAATCCCTTACCTTCATTAGCATCACTCCAACAAGTACGATTGTGCGAACAGTACAAGCAACCAATAGCAAGCTTACGATTACCACTAGCCCCATCAGGTAGATCACTATAACACCTGTCTGGTGGAGAGTCTTTCTCAACAGTTTCTTTAAGATATTTAATTCTTTCTTTAACATTAATCATCTCCATTGAATGAACACGAGTTAAACAGATGCTTCCATGTTGTTTATCTATAGCTAAAAAAGCAGCTTCATCTACACCATTACCTTCAGCATAAGCAGAGATTTGTGCTATGTATCCAAAGGGATCATCAGTAGCTAGATTATCATTAGCAAACTTTTGAAAACTTTTACCTGATGCACTCTTACAATCAACCAATACACCATCTATCACACAGTCTTGATGTCCTACAATACCATGTACATTAACTTGTTTCTGTAAGTCAGTTACCACATGTCCAGAAAGTCTAGCTAAAAGAATTAAGACATCCTCTAACAGATGACCATACAAAAATTTAATTCTTGTGTTAGACTCTAAAGGTTTAGGTTCCTCTTTAGAATTTTTCTCATACCATAATTGTCTAGCAGGTTTGCCTATAGCAGATAGTCTTAGCCTACCTCTTTCTCTAGGTTTCTCATTAAGTAAACCTTTCAATGTTTTCTTTACACTCTCTGTAAAAGAGTTTAGATGAGCATCAACTTCTTCTTCTTTTAAATTTGAATCAACAAGAGGATTAAATAAATCATACATATCTTGTACTAAAGTATCAATAGTTTTCATAATAGAAATGGGAAGATAAACTATACCTTCCCATCCTTTCCTATTTAATTGTTATGCAAAATCTAAGTCAGCATCTTGCTTGCTTTTATATCCATCTTCAACTACATCAAAGTCACTAAGCATGTCATCATCTAATGACTCAGGTGCAGGAACAAAGTTTACAATCATTACTGCTTTCAAGTCACCAAATGTACCATAAGGTTTATGCTCATACGTAGTGTACTTTACATTAACTAATGAACCATTACCAACTTTAGCTTCTGTAAAAGGAAGCTTGTCAGCACCTACAACTTTAGGTGGATCTTTCTTCTCTCCTGTTTTACCCCATGTAGTCTTAGCTTTTATAGTAACAAAGTTACCATTCTCATCACCTTTATTCTTAATAGATAGCCCATCTTTCTGAGCTATAGCAGTATTCTTTTCGTCAAGGTTACATACATCAATACTCCATTCACCTTCCTCTTTAAATTTAAAGTTAGGTTTAATTATATGTGCCCAGTTAGCTGTTCCTTGTATTACACTCATACGTGTACTCCTTTTCTGTTTATTAATAAAAGAATTATGACATGGCTCTTTAATATTGTCAAGAGTTTTATTCATAATAAATGTATTATTTAGTTTTAATATATAACTCATCTCAATTCTTGAGATAAGGTCTTGTTTTCCTTGATGTTTTCTACCCCATGTTTTGTAGTTAGCATCTCTGTAGCTTTCTACTCTAGTGCTTTTATCTACAACTTTGTCAGTTAATTCTACTAACTCTTTTGCGATACACCATACATAGTCATGCTCTCTTTCAAATACAAAGTAATCACAGTCACCATAAAGCCAACCTTTCTTACCTATTGTATTTAGAAACTCAACAACAATCCATGCGTCATCAAAAACTCTTTGTTTATTACCTGTTCTTCTAGCCTTTACATCTACACTAACTGTCTTGTTATCTTTAGTAAGATATAAATCTATATGTTTATATATGTTAGTGTTATCATCAGCTATCTCAACTGTATATCCATGCTCTTTAACAGTCTTTATAAAGTTATTTTCTACCTGTATACCTCTTGTTATATACTGAGCATGATCTTTTCTTCCTTTAAATTCTTTAACTTCCATGTTATTCTCCTTTATAATATTTTACTAATCTTTCTGCTGATTCTAAATCATCTCCTATACTTCCTTTAGAAACATTGCAGGAGTTACATAACCACCCTCTAATCTTACCTGTTATATGATCGTGATCTAAACACCACACATTTTTTCTTTTAGATTTATGTTCTCTAGGTTTATAAGTAGAAACATCTACAACTATTTTATTTGTTTTTAATTGTTTTTCATTTCTTAAACATACAGGACAACAGTAATTTTCTTCAGGAAGTTTAACTTCCCTTCTTCTTTGCTTATACTTTGAATTTCTTTTTGATTCGCAACTCTTACAAACTCTTGATAATATTCCCAAATTATCAGTCATAAAACTTTTAATTGGAAAGTTCTTAAATGGTAAAGTTTTTTTACAGTCTTTGCATTCTCTGGTATCTGTTTCCAAATCATAAACAATATCTTTCTCGTATGGAAATAATATTAACTGTTCGTTTAGTGTGTCTCTGCCCATGTCTTACCTACCTTCCATTCACTATCAAGAGGACACTTCATGTGTAGCTCTTTCTCTGTATCTTTCATAGCATCTTTAGTTATCTGTCCAAACTTTTTAACATCTGTGTTTAGAACTTCAAACTGATACTCATCATGAATACTAGCTACAAGTTTAGCATCAAGCCCTAGTGTTCTTACTCTTGTCATTATATTAATAAGCCATATCTTACATACAACTGCTCCTGCTCCTTGTAATAAAGTATTCAATGCACTATGTGCACTACGTATATGTAGTAATCTACCATCTATACCTTTAATCTTTCCTTTAGCTGATGCTTTAGTTACACCATCACGTACTCTTTTTAAAGCTGTCATACTTGATAAGAAATTATCTATTAATCTTTGTCCTTCTTTAGCACCTTCTCCTACTATCTTTCCTATTTTAGCAGCACCTGCTCCATACATAAAGGCATATATAAAAGTCTTTGCCTGGTCTCTATCAGTTAGACCTGCCATCTTCATGTTGTGTGTATGTATATCACCTGTTAATAGTATGTCTGTAAATGTAGTATCATTCATGTAGTGAGCTAAACATCTTAACTCTAATCCACTAGCATCAGTACCTACAATAGAATGAGTAGAGGTATCTTCTACTGTCCAACAATCTCTACACTCTTTACCATAAGGTGAACGTACTGCAGGTATTTGTGCCATGTTAGGAGAGTTGTGAGACATACGACCAGTAATAGTTTTAAGTGTCATTACTCTACCATGTACTCTACCATCATTATCATCACATGCTTTTATCCATGACTTAATTTGTGCTATACGTTTCTGTAATAGAAAATACCTAGAGAACTTTCTTGCTTCAGGCATATCTATTGTATCTAATACAGCTTCATTAATAATGATATTACCTTTATCTGTATGTTGTTTAGGTTTCCATCCTATTTTAGATAATCTATCTGCTATCTGTTGTCTTGAACCTATATTAAATGGTATGTATTTTGTTTTTGTTACTAACTCTACTACAGTAGGATCAAAATGTTTAACAGACCACGTAACTAATTCAGTTGCTTCATCTTGTAAAAGATTTAATAAGTTCATAGTTTTTTTCATGTCTAAATAAAAACCATTACGTTCTTGTTTGTTTACTATAACTCTTACATCATGTTCTATCTTAATAGAATAAGGTGAAAAGTTTTTTCCTTCTTTCTTCATCTCATTTAATAACTGATGTGTTATATTAACATCTTGTTTACAATACTCTAACATGTCTGGTGTGTACACTTCAAAGGTATCAACATCTCCTTTAGGAAAGCCTAGTCTCTCTCCCCATGCTTTTAAAGAATGACCATCACGTATAGGATAAAACAACTGAGACAATACAAGTGTATCTAAAACTTGATCAGGTTTAATGTTAGTACCTAGCAATCTATTACACACAGGTGCATCAAAAGATAAACCATTATGCATAATAAATTGCTTGACACCTTGTGCCCAAGACTTGAACTCAGTTACCAAGTCTGGAGGAAAAGGATAAACCCTCCCTGAGTCTATGTCTTTAGCCACAATACAATGAACCTTAGTTGCATTCAAGCTGTCTGTTTCTATATCAACTATTGCTCTCATCATCTTTCCAATCATACCAATACTCATTATATAATATCATGGGAGTTCTATCACCTACCCATACATTAGTAATATTAAACTGAGCATATTCGTCTGCTTCTTCCCAAGACATACCATCTCTTTCTCTTAGTATCTTACATATCCTACTATAAGAATATACAAGTAAAGGTGGTGAATTAAATTGTTCTCCTTTTCCTATAATAGCTTTATCAAAACCATCTATAGAGACAGCTTCAGCATCTAGTCCACACCAGTTACACTCTTCACCATTACCTACTTCTAACTCTTCTTGTTCTGTATGACAATAATGTTTCCACATTAAAATGGTGCCTCCTCTCCATTGTTATTATCTATTTCGTAAGGATTGTCAATCTCTTTCATACGACCAGTCTCTTTATCATAGTAAAGATGTGTAGCTACACCTGTCTCACCAGTATATCTATTCTTTAGAATACGTATGGTGGTAGTGTTAGAAGCTACCTCATCATCTGCTTGTTGATTACGTTCTAATCCTATCACACTATCAGATAGATGTGCTATAGATGCAGAGCCACGTAGATGT